GTAAAGTAAGCGGCGCAGAAGGCTCCTGCTATCACAGAAATCAGCGATTTGCGCCATGTCAGTTCAGGTAAAAAGGCCAATGAAACTACTCCGCCAACAAAGCCCGCTATGAATTCGGGAAATTTAAATCCAAGAAGATTTTCTATCATCGCCCTATCATTTCTGGCAGTTGTCAGCCTGGTTGGATTGTGTCATTTTGGCCTTGCATTACGGGGCCGAGATGAACTGGTCCAGGGTTGTTTAGGGCGCGGCTTAGGCTGCGCTCTTTTTTTATGCGCGCACGTCACCGTAGATTACGTGACCCCAGGAGCCCGCATTGCCGTACGCTGGGCGATTTAGCGTTGTCGTTGCTAGCTGGTCATTTGCTGAGATAACAGACCCGGCTTGGCCGTTGGCTACGTAAAGATCAAAGCTATCGCCATGGGCGTCGGTGTTGTTGCCTGTGATATCCCCAGATGCCACATTGACTTCACCGCCTGCCGTGTAAACACCATTTCTCTCGCAAAGAGTGATAACAGTGCCTGGAACAACAGCCCGTCCCGAGTAATTGTCTATTCCGTTCTTGCAATAAGCAATAACAAGGCTCGGGTCTCCTAAAGCGCCAGCTGCTTCTATAAACCCGCCGGGCCTAATTTCGATACCTGCGCCGGGGAAATCAACGATCCCGATGTTTTCTATTTTGACATTGCCGCCATTTCTAGCCCCACTTCTGTCACCTACAACAAGACCGTCAATTCCTGGGTTGCCTTTAATAAGAAAATTCTTAAACAGACCTAGATTTCCCAAGATTGCCAACCCTTGGCTTTCGCAAATCAGGTGGGTTGGGAATTTGCCTTCCATCATCGCAATATCTGTCGCCTTGACGTCCACAAAATCGGAAAGCTCCGGCATGTCTGTTACATTTTGACCGGTCAAAATGATGTTAGAGCCAAACGGATGCTCAAAGGCCATCAACGGGGTTTCCACCAACTGCGGTGTTATCTCATGCTCACCAAACACCGAGATTGTAAGGCGCTTTTTATTGTCGATTGCGTGAGGTTGGAGAAACTCAAAAACATCGTTTAAGTCATCAAATATCGCGCCTGAAGTCCCTGGCGCTTTAACTTCGATTGTGGCGTTGTCGTCCAGGCAAAATGCGTTTAGGCGTTGGATTTGCGGGCATGCAAAAGCATAAGCCGCTCTCTTGCCGATCTCATCCAATGCAGGCCCGTCAAAGTGGAGATCATTGGTTTCGTCATTAATCCCAAGGCCTTCTGTTGGGATAACCATGTGCGTTGCGGACTGGCCTCGGGAAAGCCATTGCTTTGTGAAACTTTGCGCTCCCCACCTTTTATAAAGAAGAACATCTAAGAATCTTGTTTTATCGGTCCACCAAGTTTGCGCGGCAAGGCTGTTTTTAAAGTCTAGTGATTGATCGTAGTAATCATCGAGCGGGTTGGAGTTATCGCTTTCGCCCTGCGTCCAAAGCATGGCTGAAACATCCGAGGCCCCTAAAGCGTTGAGTGCGTCTTGCACGTCCTCAAGTAAAGGAGACCACATATCCACACCGCCGACGGGCTCCGTCGGGATAGCCAGCCCATTAGCCGGGTTTGTCCAAAACCTAATCGGCAAACCGCCCTGAACGTTTAGAACGATCATTACTTCTAAACCGTACAGCAGGGCCAATTCGTTCGCCATTTGCAGGGTAGAGCTGTTTTTTCCTACCTCGAACGGTTCAACGCCGTTTTCTGCTTGAACAAAACCCTCTACTGTTGTGTCCCATACCTTAACTAAGTTAGATATCGTGTCGTTACCCCCGACGCCCTTACCGACTGCGTTCGACTGGCCGGAGGCGATCAAGATAATGCGTAAAACATCACCAGAACAAACCACAGTGGGGATTAGCTGAAGCCCCCCACTATCGCTTGAACCAGCCCCAGCAACCGCGCCTTCGACATGGACGTAATCTGACGGATAGCCCTGGATTGACTCATTTATATCGCTATGAATGTCCACTTTGTAAGAGCCAGCAGGCACATAGATTTCCGGGAAGGTACCTGTACTGTCAGCGACAATCGGTGTAGGATGAAACGTTTCAAGCAAAACGTCGCTGTAGGTCTGCACGGGCGTTGATGAATCTGCCTCAAACAGATATAGTTTTGCTCCCGGCACGGCTTCGCCGTTAGGACCGAGCGCTCGAACAGCGCCCCCTTGTAGGAGTCTTGCCATTTTGTATTTTTTCCTTTAGATTGACCAGCTTATGACCAGCTGAAACGAGATGAATTTGTTACGACCACACAAGCCCCATGATCCACATGAGACTATCGACCTCCCACCGGACCAATATGGCAGAGGGGAGCCCAAGAAGTGGAAAATTTGGCGTTATCATATAAAAACTATGTTAATCTGGTGTGTTATCTGGGTGCCCGCAATAGCCGGTTCATGGGCGCTGGTGTCTGCGTTGGACTGGTTATCATATCAGGTGTCGCTGCCAATATTTCTCCTGACGAGCCTGCTAGTCGTTGCGTTGATCTTGATACTGCCTGGGGGGGAATAGGGCTAACCCCACTCGCCACGGCATCCCGCAAAGACCGGGACGCGCCAACCATCGATTTGTCTGCCGATTTAGCCGCAAAATGGCCGACCCCCGGAATGATAATGTTTCCCCCTGGAATCATTGATCCGACCCCCTGACCGACGCCAAACGACACAACTCCGCGAGGAGCGAATTTAGCTAATAGCCGCGTGGCGGCTCCGCTTGTTTTTGCGCTCGCCATTTGCTTGACTAGTGCTACCTCCTCCTTACTGAACCCCCTGACCTTCTTGTCTTGTATCTTGTTGTAGAGAGTTTTCATTTCTCTCCTTATCGTATTAGCCATGCCTGATTGGGTGAATTGTCCGGTCGCGTCGACTTCTGCCTTATCTAGTATTCGTTCAATGATCTTGGTTTTTGCTTTCCTGGTGTTTAGTTGCCTTGCTTGCTTGAGTATCTTCACGCCAGCAGCGTTGCCTGTGATTTGTGACGGGTTTAGGTTATCCGAAAACTCGTCAATCACATCTTTCATTATTTTCAATTTTTGAACATCTTGTGGTTGCGCTCTTTTGATGGACTTCCCGACTACCTGCCTAAGCTCGTCCAATGCCTCCAGGCTTAATTCTCGTCCTGCTACGTCTTGCAGGTCATCAACAATGCCTGCTGTGTTGGGCCGAAGTGTTGAATTGACTCGCCCAGCGGACACACGCATTTTGTTGGCAAGTTTCGTCGCCGCTTCTTCGCTTATGACAACCCCAGCCTCCCGAGAAGCGCGATAAAGATCATCGGTTTGCTTTGCGAGCTCTTCGACAGCCGGGGCTACTGCTTTTGCGCCTCGCGAAGCAGCCGCCTTGGCAACAGCGTTACCTATCTTTTGAACTGCCGCCCCCCCAGCGGCCCCAAAAGCTGCTCCCTTGATAGCCCCCTTTAAGCGTCCTTCCACGTCTTCACCAGAACCAGAGCCATAAAGGCCACCATATGCGGCTCCCTCTACCCCTGCCCCCACGACAGACCCTAAAGGCGTAACTGCTTTTCCTGCCAATGTTATCCCAGATTTTGCCAGACCCACCCCGCCCGCCACGCCGCCGGTGATTTGTCCGGCTATTCGAGCGGTCTTGTTGTGCTGCTCGTCAAAAGCATCTATTCCGCGTTCTTTAGTGAGCGCTTTATCGTAGTCGCCTAAGTACCCGAACCCGCTATTAAAGCCTGCCGCTATTTCGTCTGCGTAACCGAGAGTCGCAAGGTCAGCGAAACCGCGAACGTAAGCGTCTGCCGTCTCCAAAGGGCCGCCACCAAGTCTATTTGGGGTTTGTTGCGGCTGTGCCGTGGCCGCTGCTTGGCTCCGACGGTCAAGCTCGGCCTGAGCAGCTGCCGCCATTTGACGCCGCTGAAGTTCCGCCCTCGCGGCTTCCTGTAATTGATTATTGTCCATTGATTATTGCCTGCAATTGTTCGTCAGTATACCCCGACATATCAAAATCCGACCCGCCGACGGTCGCCGCTGCGGCGTCAGGCTCTATGGTTGTTGAAAAATCTGTAATTGTCCTAGACGGCTCAAAACCGTAAGTGTTAGCGATGCCCTCATACTGGGACCGAAGATTGTCGACGTCTTGTCTTGCGCCATCGTAAAGCGCCTTAGCGCTGCCGACAAAATCGTCTCTCTGTTCTGGCGATAATCTCTGACCCGTCGACATCTGTCGTATTGCGTAAGCAATAGGTCGGGGGATTGTAACCCCCGTCTCTTCGGATTCCTGCAACCACGCAGACGCCTTTGCTGCTGTGGCGAATTCACTCTCCCTAACTACTGACCCCGGGTCTAGTATCTTCATGTAATTGAAGATCAGAGACAAATCGCCAGCTGGGCTCGGGTCTCTTGCGGAGTTAACGATCCTTCCATAGGCCTGAGACTGCTTCGAGAACGCCCTAACCTGCGGAATCGCGTTCCACTCTTTTCGGAGATCGCTTTCGCCCTTTACATCCTGGAGGGATGCCGACCTTTCTTTTTCGGCAGCCTTTTGAGCGGCGGCGGCCTGTTGCGCTTGCAACCGCTGCTGCTGAAGTTGGTAATTCCTATCCGCATCATTTCTGCCGGCGGCGAATTGCTGTTGTTGCAGCCCGAAAGTTCTATCTGAGTTAGCTTGCTGTTGCACTAGCTGTTGGCCACGCTGATCTAAAGTAGCGTTCCATTGGTCAACACCTGTTTGGAAGTCTCGCAAGTCGCGCTCGTCTAAGATTTGTCCCTCAACACCCCGAGACGCCGCGATAATAGCGGGCAGCTGCTCGAATGTGTATTGCGCAGCATCATCCTGGCTTAATACTCCCATTTGCACCAAAGAGCCCTTTGCCATCTCGAATTCTTCAGGCGTTTTTACACCGTAAGCCGCCGCCGCAATCGTTCCCATGCGTTTAGCTTGACCCTCTTGGGCTCTGTCTTGATACTGGGATGCCAGGCCGGGATCAATTTGCGCAAGCTTGTTTATCGCGGGCTGGTTGCCCGCCATGATCTGGCCACCGCTAGACGCGTATAGATCATAAAGTTTATTCCTTCGCCCAGCTTCTCGCATAAAATCACCGGCCTGAGCACCTCGCTGCATGTTGCCAACAATGTCAGCTTGTTGTAATTGCGCGACCATCAATAACTCCCGTACCCGTTCAACCCGGCAATGCCCGCTAGGTTGTTGAAACCACCGGTCAATGCGTTTGCCTGATTAATATAACCCGAGGCTCTAGCATCACCTGCAAGCCGGTTATTCTGGCCGACTGCGTTAGCATAGTTCTGACCAAGCGCTGCTTGTTGACCCGTCGCGGTCTGCCCCGCTCCCGACAAAGAGGCCAACCTGTTGAGGTGCTGTCCGTATTGCTGATCTGCCAAACCCGTAGCAAAGCGAGCGCCTGATTTTAGCGTGTCCGAGGAAAGCCTTAGCCCCCTGGCGGAAGCTCCCTGCTCAATGGCTCTCATTCCTTCCCCAAGTTGGAACTGGTAACCCGGTGCCTGCTGGAACCCTGCGTAAGTCTCAGGTGCTTCACCAAGGCCCAGCTCGCTCTGGTAGGCCGCTAGCGCATTAGCTCCGGCTTCTCGATATGGAGCCCCGAATTCAAGACTATCGTTGTACATGCGGGATTGCAGAGCATTGCTCCGATTGCTCGCTTTTTCTTGAGCTTTAGCGGCTTTGTTAGAGCCGATTAAGCCAGCAACGGTGCTACCGATAGCTAAAGCTGTTCCAAGAGCCATTTATGTTTTCCTCACAAAAGAGTTTTCTTTTTTCTCAAAGCCGCGACGGGCTAAAACCTTCTCTACTCGGTCCCCGGAAAACGGGTCCAGTGTCGACATTCTTATTTCATTTACGTTTTTGGCAAGGCACCAGTCTTCAAAGGCACCCAGAAGCTTGAGCCCTTGCCTGTCTTCTGAATACCAAGCCAGTTCATGCGCTTGGCGGTAGCTTCGATTGCACCATAGAGGGGCGATAAACCCGGCAATGAAGCCCTTTTCAGACAGAAAGGCCGCGCCTTCGCTATCACTAACCAACCAGTGATAAAAACCTACCAAATCCTCCTTGTTCGGAGTTGGCGACCCGGCCTTGTAAGCAAAAATGAAACTGAGCTTTACTAATTGCTCAACATCGTCTTTCGTGGCTTCCTTAAGGTTCAAGGGCTGTTACTCTCGCGTCTAAAGAGGCGATTTGGCTATCGTGTGTGGCGTCAGTCGCTTCCAATGTGTCAGCCCTAACTTCAAGGCCTGTGACTCTTGCGGTCAGAGCCTCCAACGCCGTTTCAAGCGTTTCGTGGGAGACCTTCAAAGCTTCGTGATCTTGTCGCAACTCATTGATCGCCTTAATGAAGTCTCTTGACCATGCGCTAAATTCTTGAGCGGGGAGAACCTCGCCGTTCTCGGCAATCCGGCCAATCGGTGACCGCGTTCTAAAGTCTCTAACTTGGCTCAATCGTCATTCCCAGCACATCTCTTGGCAAAGGATCAGTAACGCGGATCTTGAACTGGAATCTTGTGTATTGCCCAAGCGCCCGCCACTCAACCGCACCGTTGTAATTGCCTCTTGCTTTTGCTGTTTTCCACTTTTCGAGGCCCCAGTGCCTTCCGTCTTTGGTGGTTTGAAGCATAACGCTAGCGCCTTCTGGCTCTGTGCCAGTTCGAAAAAACGTTGCAATCCTGGCTATCGAAAACGGGTTTACACCTCTAACAACTGGCGCGCTTACCATTTCAGCGGCGATATAGTCCCCCATGTCACTATAGGTCTCTTCGTCCACGAGACAGAGATAGCCGGTTGATGTGCCTAAATATTGCTTTCCGTCCGCTAATGCTGAGCAGGTAGCGACCCAGGCCCCGTCTTTTAGCCCCGTTGTCCTCTCTGACCAAAGATTGGTTGTCAGGTCAAAAGCCAACGTCTGCCCATTTGTGACGATACAATAGAAGTAATGGCCACGATCCAAATAGACAAAACCGCCCTTTGCACCATCCGTTTTTATTCGCTCTTCGATCTCTCTTGTTGATATTACCGCCGGAGTGGAGCCAGACGACCTATAGGCAACGTTGTTGTGACCTACCCAAAAAACGGAATTGTCAGCCTTGGCTACTGTCGCGCCATTTTGACAGCCCGTTTCAATCGCCGCGCCGTTTACCCGCACGAACGGGAAGCCCGACCCACCGCCATTGTAGAAAATTTCTGTTGTGTCTGTGCCGTGTAGCCATAATTCCCCATGATCGGAAATCACCGAAACGATTTTGTCTGATGAATATGAGGCAGTATTAAAATTCAGACCAGTAAATGTCGTCCCGTCATCGAGCGCAGAAACGGTGATGATATCTTTGCGGCCCTGCCCCTCACCAGCAACGATGAAATACCCATCTTGATAAGCAACAGATCGCGGGATTTCCACGTCCCCAGTGTCCACACTTTGCATAGAACCGTTGTTTTTGTTCCAAACAAAGTATGCTCCACCCATAACAACCGCGACCTCGTTGTCGCTCCTGGCCAAGGAAGCCGAGGACGCGTTGTTTAACGCTCCGAGATCATACCTAATATTCCTTCGAACCTTCCAAAGCCGCTCGTTCGCAACGGCGTAGATCGTATCGCCGACACTGTCGAGCGCTAGAACCGGAGCGCCAAATTCTACAACTTCTTTTAACCCTGACCTTCCAATCAAGACCGCTTCCGACATAGCATTGGAAGGCCTAAGTGAATAGTTAACTAACCTTTCGCCGTCGTAGCCAAAAGCGTAAGGCCTGGAGCCTGATTGCCTTGCTGGAATTGTCAGCATCAGAAATAGTCACCTGTTTCAATTGGATCCTCAGGGACCGCTTTGAAATCACGCGCCCTAACACGGCGATGACCCCAGGTCGCTAACCCAACGTATTGAGGCTTGCTAAATCCAGTTGAGACAGTGCCAGCAAGCCAGCAAGCAAATGGGTCCAAAAGTTCGTCAGGGATAGTATCGAGATCCCAATCAACGCCGCCGCCATTTATCTCTTTATGCTCATCATACAGAGATTCCAGCACCGTCACACAGCGCTTGTAGTGGTCTGCGTCAGGTTCTTCATGTACCGCCGTCACTTCGATTTTTCGAAGCGCTTCGGTGATTACATCAAGCCGCGTTTTCATTTACTTCTGCTTTAGCCTCTGCTTCTGCTTCAATTTCCTCTTTGGTGCGCCGTTTGCGTTTTGGTTTGTCTATCAATTCAAACCAACCATGCCCTTCCAACTTCTCAGCAACATCGTCCAAAACAGGGGTGGGAAGGTCTTTTTTGAAGTTCTTCCCGCAGATAACCAAGTTTTTGTGCGGCCCTCTAAAAATAACAGTTTTCATTCTCTTTCCCTCAAAAGAAAGGCGGCCCGAAAGCCGCCCTCCGATGTTAAGCGTCGTAGTTAAGCGTCGTAAGCCGTAGCAACGAATCCAGTAACCATGCCCCAGTCTTTGTCAGCGTATTGAAGTTTCTCAACGCCTCGCAACTCCATGAAGCCAACGCCATGCACAAACTCATAGTCCGTCTCTTTCCTCAGCGTCGTCTTGGTACGCTTTGCCCATGCGGTTGCAAGTGCCTGAGCGCCGCACAGATAGACAGGTGATAGATCGGCGTTTGAAGCGCCAACATTATCTAGAACCCCAATTTCTGGGATTTCCCGAATAACCACACCGTCATAGAGTAGTGAAGTTGTGCCCGTGAAGAGTGGATTGCTTTTACCGCGGGCCATCGCGTCCTTATGGTCGGCGTCCATGTTATTTTTCAGATCACGAAACGCTAACGAGTTAACAAACATGACGAATGTTTCTTCGTCTTCGCCGTATGTGAATGGACGAATACCGTTTCCGTTAACATTGGTCGCGGTCTGCGCAATGCGCTTCAGCAAGGAAACCGTTGATTCGTTGAGCTTCATGCTGCTGTCTACAGCAGCCAATGAGCCCGAATGGTCATTAGTCGCCCCGCCGGCTGGCGCTGTCTGATCGACGTTCCCTTTAGCGTTACCGAATAGAACCCGGTCAACATTAGCATCTAACCAGGCGTCTTTTTGCGCTTCTGTCGCCGTGTCGTAATTAACTCCACCAACAGATCCCATAGCCGCGATCAGGTCATTGCGGAGATACTGCATTTGCAGATCTTTAAGAGCAACTTTGCCAGCATTGCGAATATTGATCGGGCTCGCTTGTTCTTCTTCCACAGTAACCGCCGTTGCATCGCGAACTACGCTGACTGTGATCTTATGGCCATCATTGGGCAGCGCCTTTTCATTACCGACAAGGCTGGTTGAACCATCGTTGGCTCCAGCACTAGCATCTAGAGCTCCAACAAGTGGAATAGTGATCGCATCGCCACGTTTTTTAGTTAGATCCTCCTTAACTTGGATAATCGAATTTTGGCTTGTGCCCATATAGCGCTTGAAGCGATTGGCACGAACGTATTCGGCGTGGTGTTTATCGTCCCATTGTTGGACGCGGTTAGCTGCGGAAATTGTCGTATTGGTCATATTCTTCTCTCTTTAGGAGAACAGCTCGTCAAGCGACGTGGGGCCGCTCCATTGCGGTTGTTCTCTTTTTCCTAAATTGGGTGTTTTTGAAAGTGACGGCGGTGCCGTCGGCGTAGGAGCCTGAATTTCCGAGGCGGCTTGAGCAGCTAGCTCCTCTTGAAGCTCTTTTTTAAGCTCTTCACGAAGGGTGCTTTTATAAGCTTCTGGATCAGTGCCTATCTCAGCAAGCGCTGTCTGCTGCTTGTGCCAGTTAACAACAAATCCATACGGGTTTGGTGCGTTTCGCAACTGGATATCGAGTGAAGGGTCTTTTGATTTGGCTGTAAGAAAAGCGTCGGTAGCACTGTCCACAACTTCGTCGCCAACTTGACTGCGCATGACCATTTCTGACATGTCCAGCTTCTGATTGAAATGCTGGGTTGCAATCATCTTGGCGTGTTGGGTTAGTGCTTTTTCTGGATCAGCATAAAATTCAACAGGATCTTCTTGCTGTTCCTGCGGAGGCTGTTGGGATCGCGCTTTTAACGCTTCCATTTCCTCCTTTAGCTGTCGCTTTTCTTTCCTTAAAGCAGTCGCTACAGCTGCGGGGATCATATTTTGGCCATCACCCGGCGGCGGTGTTTCTTGTTCGCCCGTTTCTGGCTCTGCCTCATTAGCCGCTTCTTCGGCTACCTCGACTTCTTCGACTGCTTCTTCAACTTCTTCCTCGATTGTTTCTTCAACGCCTTCCATTTCTGGAATAGGGTCGTCAGAAAGTATTGCCTCTAAATCAGACATTGGTGTTTTCCTATTTACGCTTGGATTTGCTAAATCGACCGTATCGTCGTCGTCACGTTTCGACCGTTACCCCGTCGTCAGGCTGTCTCAAGAAGGGCCAAAGCCTCTCCCTCAAGAGCAGAGTTTTCCATGTGCTGTTTTTGCGCAGCGGCTTGCTCTTTACTTGCCCTAGCAAGGCTTAAAGCCATATCCGCTTCTGCTTTTTGTTGCTCGCTTTGTGCCTGTGCTTCCGCTGCTTGAGCTTGGCTTTGTGATTGCCCTTCGAGCATTTCAATTAGCTTGTCTTTAATGTCTTTTTTCAGGTTTGGAGCCGCTTCGATCAAGATAGCTGGCGGAACCGACCCTGGCATTGAGGTTGCTAGGTTCACTAACTGTTCGAAGGTCTCACCCTGCAACGTAACTTGATCCGGCACCTCTTCAAGCATGATATCAACGTCCATTTTTGCGACGCTATTCTTTGTTCTGACGACCATTTGCAATCGAGGGTCATTCGGCACAAGATTTATCCGCCGAGCTATCGCCTGAACCTCTTCTGGTTGCATACCTTCAAGCTCTTCCTTGAGCGTGACAGGTAGATTAATGCCAACGAATTTCATATTTCGTTCGTCGTCAGTTACGCGGAGCCATCGCTCCTCGGTCCAAAGCTGGCGAACTAAAGCCCAAATCTGACGATACACAGCTCTTGTGAACTGGCTCAAGCCATCCGTCAAAGGCGCGATCTCAATCATACCGCCTTGTTGTCGAGCAAGAATTGCGCGGCCTGATTGGCTTTCGCTTTCTCCCTTCCCTGCGAGACCCGAATTCGCCCCCATTAGGTCAATCTCGCTTTTGGCCTCTTGCAAAAGCTGGAATTGTCCTGCTGTTTGATCTTGATTCGACAAGACCTCAAAAGGTGCCCTTGTGCTGTTCGGGTCGACCACATCATATTCAATATGACCGTCAGGCTTGGCCATTTCAGCCTTGACCGTCGCGGCTTTAATCGCGCCCTTTTGCGCTGCTGTCTGACGAGTGTTTAGGCTGTGAAGCAATTTAGACCGGCGCTTGTTGATCTCGTCTTGTGGGTCAAGCATGTCTTTAACGATGCCGTAGCGTTGGTTGTCACGGTCAACGTAAGCCGACTGCATGATCAGAGGGCAGAGGCTTTGGCCGTCTTCGTCGCGGTAAGGGCTAGCTCCTTGCTCAAGAATGCCACCGAACACAAATTTCGCCCAATTCCACTCGCCACCACGATTGTAATAAACAAGAACGCAAACAACACGCTTGCGACGAGGGTCTGACCACACAAACCTTGACGGCTTATCGTCAAAAGTGTCGTCAATGCTGTCTTCACGTCGGATTGACCCGTCGATGATGTCTTCTTTACCGGGATATTGAGCCTTCAAGCTATCTGTGTCCGACCAAATAACCGCGCCCTTGTATCTAGCGTCAGAAAAGTCCTCTTCCTTTGAATGAGGATCGTAAAACAGACGGTCAAAGGAGTAGTAATTGAGAACAATTTCCGGCTCACCACGATTGTTGTTTTCATGGACGATCTCAACGCCACCAAGACCCTCAACAAGAATGTTCTCCCATATCTTAGACCGCTTCTTGTCCCAGTCTGTATTCTCAGCAACAAAGCGCAGTGCATCGGTTGCTGAACTGGCTTCTTGTTCGTGCTTTGGCGTCCGCGGAAAGGCCTTTGGATCTGTCCTTGACTGCATCTCGAGACCACGCAGCCAATCCACTTTACGCCTAACCCGGTTAATAACAATAGGCGCTTGTTTGCGTTTCTGAAGTGCCGCCGCCTCTTCCGGCGTCCACTGCTTGCCGTCGTAGTAATCTCTACACTTGTGTGACGTTAGTCTGGCGTCAACTCCCGCTTCCTCAGACTCGCGGAACATGTCGCGAAGGCTTTCAATGCCTATGCTACTTTCCATGATTCCTCTTCCTCATCGTCGTCATTAAGCAGGTAATCTGCGCCACGGCTGTAACTCGTTAACTGATCGATATTATCCAAGACGGTGCCCTTACGGTGCAGCCCTTCCGCTCCGTATCTTAGGCCATCCATCAAATGATTGTTTTGGTCCAAAACGACCGACAAGACCTCTTCTGTCTTGGGGTCTACTTTGTAAGAGTACTTTTTAAGCTCGTTTTGAGTGTTGACGCATCTGGGATGCACAACGATATCGAACGACTTCAAGAAGTTAATCCCATGTTCAATTGAGCCCTTACCTTTACGACACGCTTGAATTCTTTTAATCCCGTGACGCCTGCAATAGTCGATGGACTCTGGCCGAGCATTATCAGCAATCACTGGATACTTTGTTGATCCTGGTATCTGACTTATCAGGCTCGGCAGGCGTTCCATTTCAACACCAACTTCGTAAACCTCGTGATCGATATAGAGTGTTTTTCTGTTGCTTTTGCCGGGTAGAATGCAAAACCTTAATCCTGCTGTAGGATCTTGAGAGAAGCCCCAGTCAATGCCATAAAACCAGATGATGTTGGCTGGCACTGCCAATTCTTTGACAGTGTATTCTTTAAACACCCGACTTTGTGAATGCTTAGCGTATTCACCTAGCCAAATGTGGTTGTATTCTTCAATGTCTGCCCGCTTGTCGGCTTCTGCGTCGTCTTTAATGACTTGTGGGCAAAACGGGTTATCCACATAGTTCACATGAACTAAAACCGCCCTGCCTTTGTTCTTCCTAAACAGCGCCTCTATCGGGTCCGTTGGCTCGTTTGGGTTCCAAGAAAACCACAGTTCTGAGTCTTCTTCCCTGATTGTCGGGACAAGCAGCTTGAGCGAGCGTTTCGAAGCGTTTTGGGCTTCTTCGAACCAAGCTGTATGAAATCCCTCTAGAGACTTGACTGAATCTGCTGTGTGGTCTTGCATTCCCTGAAACAGGATTAGACCACGGCCACTTGTTGACCTTATTTCGCCGTCAACACTGCGAAAAAGATGCTGAACATTCATTGATCTGACCTTAGTCTCAATCAACGCCTTGGCTGAATGCTGCAAATCCTTCTGAACTTCGCGCAAGCAAACCGTTTTATGGTGTGGATCGCGGATATGGTTGATAACGGCTTTTTCTGCGAACCTGTGTGACTTCCCGCTCCCTCGTCCACCTTTAGCCCCTTTGAAACGCGCCCTCTTCTCAAGAGGCAGCGACCATCTAGGCGTCGGTATTTGGAGTAGGGTCAACGACTACCAACTCAATCTTGGTCGGCGTCATCGTGCCATCTGAGCTGCTTAGATCTAGTTTCTCGCCATAAGCTTTAGGTTTGAGTTTTGACGCAACCCACTTTCTGGCATCAATCCTCAACCGATCTTTTTGCCAATCCGTCGATTTGTCTGCGATCTCTACAATCTCTTCAGCATAATGGTCCGCACATTCTTGTTTTGCGCGCACGTATTGGTCAACCAAAGTTTGATCAGCGTCTAACCATTTATAGAAAGCGGCACGCGAGGGATAGCTCTTGTCTCCCTCTACAATAGAGCGAAGAGAGCGTCCCTTAGAGATTTCAGAGCATATGTCATCAAAGATCTCTTGAGTGAATTCTGTCATTTGTGTTTCTATTGAGTTCAAGCATAAAAACCCCCGCTGATTTAACTACGAGGGTTTCAAGCGACCGGGAGACGCCCAGTCCAAAAAGTTAGATCCGCTTTTACCTGCGCGTCAGCGGAATACGCGCCAAAGGTTATATACCTTTGCAGGGTTTTGACCCGAGCGCCGTAGCTAGCTTACACTCGGAATATAAGTGCTTGGCAGCACCTATCTAAAAGCAAAAGCCCCGAAAGTTCCTACTTTAAACCCCGCGTGATACGTAGGGCTTCGAAACAATCAGGGCTTCGCAAAGGTCTAAATTGCAGAGAGACGCTCAAACCAGGGATCAAACCAATAATTCGAAACGCCGAATCTGGGCTATCACATGCAAAGCGCTCTGCCTTGTTCGCCTCGCAATAGGTTACGTCACCCTACAAAAGACTTCAACGGAGGCGCTTCTCTG